TTATAAAATTTTGTTCAGTTTATCCAGCATTTCACGCCTAGATTCGGAGTATATATGCGCATAAGTTTTTCTTAATTCACTAACAGAATGGCCCAGCCTTTCTGCGATTAGCTGATCATCTACACCGGCACGAATCAACAGAGTCGCATGTGAGTGCCTAAAGCCATGAGGAGAGATAGGTGGAACACCAGCAACCTGGATGTATCGCTTCAAAGCAACAGCCAGTCTGGGCGCCAGAAGTGGCTTTATATGGCCAAACACAAACCAGGAGGACGAGAACCCGTCCTTCTTTTGTTGCTCGCTATAGCGATGCCTTAAGCAATCTAGAAGGGTATCCTGTAGATCAATATATCTGTTTGAGTTTTTAGATTTAGGTGGGGTAATCTCCCACGGAGCCGATTCCGTTTTTATCGTCAATGTTTTTGAAATATGCACCCGGCCTCTGCCTAGATCAACATCCGACCATTGGAGGGCAAACATTTCAGATTTACGGACACCAGTGCCATACATAAACATAAAGACATCACGCCAATACGGGTCGTCTACGCAGGATATAAAATAAGTAAAGGTTTCCTGCTCCCAGAACAAAAGACTCTGGTCCTTCAGGTTCCGTTTATCTTTCACGATAGGCAAAGATCTGCACGGGTTGACTTCAAGATATCCAAGTCTAACGGAATAGGAAAGAATAACGGACAGAGTATCTAAAATGCCATTTAAAGTGGGGGCAGCATAAAGCTGACCGTTTGGCTTTTTCTTTTGAAGCAGACGATTTCTCCACTGATCCAGAACGGGAGTCGTAAGCGCCGTAAGCTTCAAGCTTCCCAAATCATCCTGGATGTGATTTCTATAAGTATGTTCGTGCGTATAGAGAGTGGATCCTTTTACGGACATATTCTCTGCGTTTTTGCAGTATAACTGAAACATTTCATTTAAGGTTATAGAAGGCCGAGAGGTAGTCATTTCCAGACGGAAGGCATGCTCGGCTTCTTTTGCTTCCTTTTTTGTTTTGAATCCACGACGACAATATCGCTGAGTCTTTCCGGTAATATCTTTACAGGAACCATAGAACATCCAGGTCCCTCTTTTTGTGTCCTTTTGCTGAGCCATAAGAGATTATCTCCTTTTATAATTTCTACGAAAAGCGACTAAAACACCCAACACTTGAACCTGATCATGAAAGTCGGCCGTCGAGAAGAGAGTCCCAATCGCATACGGACTGGCAGTACGTAAAGCAATCTGGTTCGTTTCGTTATGCGTAATAATAAAGCGCAGCATAGCTTTACCTTGATACTTCACTAGCATAGGCACGCCAGCACGAATAGCACCTGTGGCGCGGATCAGGCAGACGTCGCCCTTGATAATATCCGCCTTATACATAGTTTCATCAGGCATAACATAAATGTAATCCGCTGTAACATCTGTAGCCGTAGAAGTGAAGACTGACGAGCTATTCGACTTAGATACAGACCCGTCCTCGTCGACCAAGGACAGAAAACGGACGGGCTTTACTGCAGAATCCTCAAAAGCCGCGCTCATCAGATCAAAAGGTTTCAGGTTGAAGCGCTCTGCAATTTTTACAACCATATCGGGCCTTGGCGCTTTAGTGCCAACCTCCCAACACCGTACTGTGTTATAAGAAACACCACAATACTCGGCCAAATCTCTACGACTGACACCAGACTCTTTCATCAGCTCAGGGAGCTTGGAAGATAAAACTTCATTCAATTTACTCATAATTACACCTCCTAGGTTTATATTAATCTTTTAGGTTCAAAAAGTAAATAATAAAAAATACAAAATAATAACCGTAAAAGTTTGACAAAATAAGTTTATAGCTGTAAACTGTAGGAAATTAGGAAAAGAGCTTTTAAGAAAGAAGGGAAAGCAGATGGGATAGAGGAACTCAAAAAGAAAATCGAATTCATGCTCCAGACTATGGATCAGGAGGGCCTTGAACAGGCCTATAAAATCCTACAAAGAATCTGGATCAGACACGGAACACAGCAATAGAACACACACGGAAGAATGCAGGACTTGGAAACAGGTTCTGCGTTTTTCTTTTATAAAAGACGAGTAACCAATCTAAACAGGATTACTCGTCTTTCATATTTTTAATCATTCCTAGAACTAGCTCAAACTGTTCTGGGGGTAATTCATATAACTTTTTCATAATATCCAAAGTTTCCGAATCCCAGTGATTTTCGATGGCTAGCTGTTCTAATAAAAGCTGTGTAGCGTTGATAAAGGGTTTTCCTTTTCCTTCGGTTAACCAGAAATAATCTACACCATATACAGAACATATTAATTTTTTAGTACTCTCGGACGGGTTAGCTGATCCATTTTCTATATGACTTATAGCAGATTCAGATAAACCAAGAGGTTCAGCAAACTTTTTCATTGTAAGGCCTAAACCTTTTCGAATCTCTTTTACTCTTTGCCCTAGCATTTTTATTTACCTCCTCACCGAAAGAATAACACAAATTTTGAATAATTCAAGTTTTTGTGTTGACATTCTGTATTTTGAGGGGTAAATTATAGACATAACATGAATAAAAGCAATGAAGAAGGTGATAAAACATGAATAAAAGCAATTTTGAGTTAAAGGATTTAAAAGAAAATGCTGAATATGTAAAAGGTTTAAATGAAAGACAAAAGTCATTTATCCAAGGCTACATTGCTGGAGCTAAAGACGCTCAACCAGCACCAGCAGCCAAGGAACCAGAGAAGCAGGAGGTGAAGTAGATGGACGGACTAACAATATTCGGGGTCGTCATTATAACGGTAGCCGCAGCAGTAGGAATTCCGATAATGAAAAAACTAGAACCGGATAATTCCTGGTACTGGATATACGCGGTTCTAATTTGGTTTTTTACGGTAACTAGTTTAATTCTTCAAGCTCTTTCTTGATATCAGGAATCAGATCATCTAGTAAGTTGTGAGCTTGTAACCGATTATTAGCGACGGTTTTATCGAATTGAATCAGCTTTGCACGAAGTTCAGGAGAAACCAGAGGAAGAAGCCTATAGATATATTCACCGAGTTCTTGAAGAGCTATAGCCTGGCCTAAATATAAGTATTTGCCAGCATACTGGAGAAAGCCCATATAGATGTCCTTCTTGGATTGAATATCAGTTTTTCTTCTATCCGCTTCAATCTCAAGCTTACGAAGGTCGTACTGGTGCTTATTATTCAGCCAAGTCGTAAAAATCGGAGAGACTATAGAAGACACAGCGAGAGCAATCGCAAGTATAACGTTTAATTGATTCATAAAAGATTAACCTCCTTTCATAGGAGATTGTATCACGAAAGGAAGAAAGAGAAATGGAACACAAAGCAACAGGCGCAGAGCTTCCAGACTTTACGGAAGGTATTAACCTTCGCGGAGAAAGACTAAGACTGGAAGCATTATACGCAGAACAAAAAAGAATCAGAAAACAGAAATTCAGATCTGGATTAGTAACGGCCCTAAACATGGCGCTCATAATCCTGATCATTACGCTAAGCGTAGCGGTTTGGATCATGATCTATCAAATGCTTTATTAAAGGAGGTGGTGAGCTTTGCAAGTAGAAAACCTAGCAGCCTACAGATACGAGATGATGGAAAAAGGATACATGAACAAATCCGAATTATCAAAGTTTCTAGGTTGCGGAAGGAAAAAGGGAAGCAAGATCTTCCAGAAGATCATGGAAGACATAAAAAAAGAAGGCCTAGAAAGTATCGACAGCAACATTATTCTAACCAAGCGTGCTGTTCAGTATCTAGGCCTCACACAAAAGAACATCGTAGAATCCTACGAGCGTTCTATAAAAAAAGGCTAGAAGACCTCGTTCGAAAACGAATAAGGCTCTAGCAATAGAACACGCTTATATTATACAGCACGTGTTCAAAAATACAAGGAGGAAAAAGAAAGATGGATGAAAAATCAGCCGGCTATCAAAAGCAGGAAACCAATCTAGACCATTATAAAGATGAGATTCTAGAAAAAGGCATGTGGAATTTAGCTGTAGTAGACGGAAGGCCTAAGCGTTGTAATGACACTATGTGCCGTAACTGCGATTTTACAGCAAATGTATTACACGGGTGTCGTAAAAGGTTAATAGAGTGGCTAAAACAGATATATATAAAACCGAAGTATGAGCTAACTCAGTTTGAATATGATTTGTTACAAACATATCCAAGAAAATTATACAGATTTAAAACGATGGATAGTTTAACCAAGATGAAAGAGAAAGGATATTTTAAAGGCATTGATGAGAATGCAACAATTGAAGATATCCTAGAAAATTGTGAAATAACAAAGGAGGACTAAATATGATCACTATTGAAAAAGAAAAGCCAGCAAAGGAAGCATTGGAGCTTTTCACGGTAACTGTTGTACTGAAATCGGACGTTGGAGACAGCGTGCAAATGGGGACAAAGATTCAAGGACACGTAGCAGAAATAGAAGCCTTTCTTGAAGCGACGGGTGTCAATCCAGAGGAGTATAAATTAATTCTAAAACACGCTGCAGATGTCACGCTTCAGGATTTTATGCAGCAGGTAGTAAATTTAAGCAAAAGCATAAAAGGCGCAAAAATGGAACTCATGCCTTGGAGTGATTCAAATGAAAATCATAATTGATGAAATCAATCCGCAAGACTGCCCGTTTTATGTCAGAGAATCCTGGCCTAATAAGTTACATATCGCTTATGAAGAAGGAAGTTGCAGATTAGATGCAGGACCGATTGCCGATGAACTTCAGCAATGGTCGTGTCCTGCAAAAAAAGGAGATAAAGAATGCCTTTTCTGCATTACTTGCGATGAATTTAAAAGAAGAATGGAAAAATACAAGGAGGAAAAATAGATGTATTACCAACTAACATTGCAATTCGCAACAAGCGAAATCGACGACGCTAAAAAAGTGTTGGAACTAGCCAAAGAGCTAGACCTAAAGCGCGCAGGGCTAGAGGAGAAATTGCCTGAGCCTGAAACATTCCCATGGGAAGAAGAAGCACCAACAAAGGAAGCGCCAACTCGTAAAGAAAAAGAAAATGAGACTAAGATTCCAATGGCCAAAGATTGGACGACTCAAGACGAGCCTATTCATGAGACTGTAAAGCCTACACAGGATCCAACAGCACTTGCGAAAGAAATCACGCTAGAAGAATTACAGAAAGCCGGCGTCGCATTTGCCAAAGAAAAAGGTGTATCCGTACTAAAAGTATTCCTAACTCAGATGGGTGCAAGCAAGATCTGCGACATTCCTAAAGAGAAATATAAGGAAGCCTGGGAGGCTTTACATGCCTAGCCAACACGCGATTTTATCAGCCAGTGGGTCCAATAAATGGATTCACTGCCACCCTTCCGCAAGATTAGAGGAACTATTCGAAGAAAAGCCAAGTGTTTACGCAGCAGAGGGGACCGAAGCCCACAGTGTAGCAGAACAGAAACTTCGTAACTGGATCGAAGGACATCCAAGAAGAAAAGTAAAGGCAGCTACAGGAGAAATGGACGAGGCTACAAATTTCTATAAAGACTACGTTCTAGAGGTATACAACAAAGAGAAAAAGAAAAGTGATATCGCGGATCTTTTTATCGAGGTACAAGTTGATTTGACTCCATGGATTCCGGAAGGATTCGGAACAAGCGACGCTGTGATCGTAAGCAATCACACGCTCCACGTTATTGATTTTAAATACGGAGAAGGCGTCAAGGTAAATGCTCCACATAATCCGCAGCTTACCATTTACGCAGCAGGAGTTATGGCCTTATACGACTGCCTATATGATTTTGAAAAAGTTCAGCTTCATATCGTACAGCCTAGACGCGATCACATCAGCACCTGGGAACTTACTACCGAAGAACTGGCAGACTGGATGGAGAATGTAGTTAAACCAGCTGCAAAAGAAGCCTGGAACGGAGACGGAGAACAGCAAGCGGGAGAGTGGTGCAAGTTCTGCAAGGCAAAAGCGCAATGCGCAGCACACGTCGCCAAAATGAAAGCAATCAATGAAAGATATCAGCGCATGTGCGGAATGATTTTAACAGATCAGCAAATCGCGGAGCTTTTGCCAGAACTACCTGGACTTATTGACTGGGCCAAAGAGGTGCAAGAATTCGCACTGGATCAGGCACTAAAAGGAACAAAATACGAAGGATATAAAGTTGTAGAAGGAACAAGCCGAAGAAAGATTACAGACGAGTCTAAGGCATCTGAAGCACTTCAAAACGCAGGCTTCGACTACAACCAGATCATGACAAAGCCAAAGCTTCAGACTATCACGGCTCTAGAGAAGATTGTCGGCAAGAAAGAGTTTGCAGAACTTGTTGGTGAATATATCGAGAAGCCACAAGGAAAACCAACACTGGTACCTGAAAGCGATAAGCGCCCTGCAATTGGAGTTGTAACAAATGACTTCAAGGATGGTATTAATTAGGAAGCTAAAAAGACTGATAGGAATCCAGTCGCCTTCAGAACACATGTGGGGATTTAAGCCCAAGGGATTAAAAGATGATTTCAAAAGAGGATATCAATCAGCTCGAAGAAAAGATGGTCCGCATCCGAGCCGAGATTCGAAACAGTAAACCAGGACCACACAGAAACGATCTAAAAAGACAGTTAAAGAATTTAATGAGAAAAAGAGTTCAAATAGGAGGTAAATAACATGTCTACCGTAAAAACAAAATTAGTTAGATTTATCTACTGCCACTTGGCAGAACCTCATGCCTTTGCAGAGGGCCAGGACGCCAAATATAGCGTGAACGTATTAATTGACAAGGACGACAAAGAAACACTTAACCGAATCCTTAAGGGATACCAGGAAGCCGTTCAAGACGGAGTAGAAGACTACGGTGCTTCTTTCAAAGCAAAAGCTACACCGCTAAAAAGAGAACCAGGAAGCACACGCGGCTTATTGGTTGACTGCGACGCGGATGAAAGATACAGCGCGCCAGAGTTCAAGAACAAATACATGCTAGCGATAAAGAGTATCAATCCTGTATCTGTAGGCTACCGCAAGAACGGAGTGACATACGCATACAGCGACAAGAACGCAATTCTGGAAGATGTATACAGCGGATGCTACGGAGCCGTAAGCTTTAACTTCTACCCATTCAACAAAGTCGGTACAGGAATCGCTGCAGGACTTAACAGCGTTTTAAAAGTAAAAGACGGAGAGCCATTAGGCGGACATTCAAGTGTAACGGCAGACTTCGGCGACGCTTCTGAATTTGACGAGGAAACCGGAAGCGACGACCTAAGTGCCTTATTGTAAAAAGCCCATACTGCATATCGACCTGGAGACCTACTCCAGCGTCGACCTTGCAGCCTGCGGGGTTTATAAATACGCAGAGAGTTTAGACTTCAAAATACTTCTATTCGGATACGCCTGGGGTGATGATCCAGTAGAAGTTTTAAATTTAACGGAAGAAGATATGTCTTTTTCTTTAGTATCAGCGCTAGCGGATGAAAGCATAACGAAGGTGGCACACAACGCAAACTTCGAACGAGTATGTCTAACCAGATACGTCAAGGAGTACGCAAAGCGAAATACTCTAGGAGACGCCATGAAAAAGAAACTAACAGAGGATGGATTCCTTCCACCAGAGCAATGGAAAGATACCATGATCATGGCATCAGAGAACGGCTATCCTTCAAGCTTAGGCCAACTAGGCCCCGCACTGGGGATTGAAGAAGACAAGGTGAAACTGGCTACCGGTAAAAGACTGATCCAGTATTTCTGCAAGCCTTGCAAACCAACAAAAGCCAACGGCGGAAGATGGAAGAACCTACCGGAACATGATCCCGAGAAATGGAATCTTTTTATAGAATACAACAAGCGCGACGTGGAATCAGAACAAGCGATTTATACCAAGCTAAATAACTTGGTACCCGTATCCGATCAGGAATGGGAAAACTGGCACAGAGACCAGAGGATAAACGACAGAGGAATTCACGTAGATACGCAGATCATAAAAAACGTGCAGTCCTACAGTCTAGATCATGGAATGGCACTCATGGATGAAGCAAGATACATCACAGGGCTAGAAAATCCGCAGAGCGTAGCACAGCTAAAAAAGTGGATCCTTGACCAGGAAGGACATGACGTCGAAAGTTTGAACAAAGAAGCCGTGAAAGACCTTCTAAAAGGCAAGTTAAGACCAGAAACAAGAAGAGCCCTAGAAATACGACAGGAGCTAGGGAAGACAAGCGTCAAGAAGTATGACGCCTTCCAGAGAGCGTGCGGAGAAGATGACCGCATCAGGGGGACATTCCAATTCTTCGGAGGCAGAACCGGAAGATGGGCCGGACGCTTGATCCAACCGCAGAACTTCCCACGCCCAAGCTTTGATGAAGTAGACGAGCCAAGAACACTCGTGAAGGAAGGCAACTTCGAACTCTTAGAACTGCTATATCCAAGCATGAACGATGTATTCGCTACGATTCTAAGGACCGTAATCACACCACCAGAGGGAAAGTCCTTCATAGTAGCCGACTATAGCGCAATCGAAGCCCGAGTGATTGCCTGGCTAACAAGGACGACTTGGCGCCAGGAAGTCTTCAAAAACGGTGGAGACATCTACTGTGCATCAGCTAGCCAGATGTTCGGAGTGCCTGTAGAAAAGCACGGAATCAATGGACATCTAAGACAAAAGGGAAAGATTGCCGAACTTGCTCTCGGATACGGAGGCGGAACGGCAGCACTGGAAGCCTTCGGAGCTAGTAAGATGGGGCTAAGCCCAGAACAGCAGCAAGAGATTGTGACGAAATGGAGACAAGCCTCGCCACGTATCAAGGACTTCTGGTACTTACTAGGCAGAGCCTTCGAGGATGCAATCACAGACGGCAAAGTCACGACCCTAGACCGAAACATGAAGGTTTTCAAGGGCGGCAGTAACGTCTATATATCTTTACCCAACGGGCGCATTTTAGGTTACGTTACACCACGAATCAAAGATGGACAGGTATCCTTTTTAGGATTGAACCAGACAACACGAAAGTGGGAGTGGACAAGCACCTGGGGAGGAAAGCTTACGGAGAACGTGGTTCAGGCTATCGCTCGAGACTGCCTATGCGAAACACTAAAAGGCTGCGACGAGATCGGAGCTAAAACAATCATGCACGTTCACGACGAGGTTATATGCGAAGTACCGACGGAAGAAAAAAAAACAAAATTCAAGCAACTGCTAGACGTAATGGCCAAACCAATAGACTGGGCGCCAGACTTGGTTCTAGTAGGAGACGGATTTATATCCGATTATTACAAGAAGGACTAAGGACTAAAACATGAAAATAGATAAGCAAGATTTAATTATAGCCTTGATCTATATCACAGCAGCGCTGATCATTCTAAGCATTTTGAAAGAAGTGTTCGGCCTAGATATAGCACAAGCACCAAGGCTAGGAGGATAGAACATGAGTATTAAATGGACACAGCAGGAGGACAACCTTCTAAAGCAGCTAGACGCCCTGGGCTATAGCAGCTCAAAGATTTATAAAGAATATGGCTCTATATTAAAGAACCGAAGTCAAAATGCTATAGCCCTTCGGCTAAGCTATCTACACAAACCACCCGAAGAAAGACGGAAGGAAGACATGGCCAGCTTCGACAATGCAGACATGCTAGAAAAAGCGATCAACCAGGCCGCAGACCGTATCTGCAACAGGCTGGACAATATCGCAAACGCTCTAGCCGTAATCTGCAGAGATATGGAAAGCGATACAGAGAACGCCAGCAAGCACGCTGAACGCACTACAAAGCTTCTAGAAGAGATCAAGGCCAATGGGACACTCCAGCAAGGAACACTGCAAAGTATCAAACACGAGCTTCAGAAAGTGGCCTATCGGGGAAATAAGAAATGGAATATGAAATGAAAAGAAAGCAGAGAATCTTTTATATTCTAAGTCCGGATTACAAGAAAACGCTAAGAGTTCTAACAGCTAGTGAATTAGCAAAGCTTCTAGGAATCAAGAGAGAACATCTTGATATTTATCTGGTAACGAATCCCACTTTTAGGGGCTATCCTATAGCGGAAGAATAGACAGGAGGCTGAAGGATGTGCAAATAGCAACCTGCAAAAATAGAAAACAAAAGCAATATTTCAACCAGGAAATGTCCTGGGAGGAATTCACAAAAAAACTAAAAGAAACGACCCGAACAAAAGAGACGGTGGAAGAGTACAAGAACATGACGAAGGACCAGCAGTCTAATATCAAGGACGTCGGTGGATTCGTAGCCGGAGAACTAAAAGACGGCAGACGAAACAATCAAAGCGTTCTATCAAGAAGTATGATCACATTGGATGCTGACTTCGCAGACAAAGACTTTTTAGACTTGATCCGAATAACGTGCGACTTTTGCAGCGTGATATATTCCACGCATAAGCACACACCGGAAAAGCCAAAATACAGATGGATCCTGCCCCTACAAAGAGGAGTATCACCGGAAGAGTACGAAGCAATCGCTCGAAGGATTGCAAGTACAATCGGAATGGAATACTTCGATGACACGACCTACCAGCCAGCACGAATGATGTTCTGGCCGAGTACAAGCAAGGACGGAGAATACATCTGTGAACAACTAGGAGACAGAAACGCATACCTGAACCCGGATGACATCCTGGCGCAGTACAGAGACTGGCATGACATCAGCTACTGGCCTCGCTCCAACAGAGAGACAGAACTGCATCACAGCGACATAAGACACCAGGAGGACCCTTTATCTAAGTCCGGATGGATTGGCGCATTCTGTAGAGCCTACACGATCCAAGAAGCGATTGAGACATTTATTCCAGAGGAATACACGCCGACAGAGGACCCGAACCGCTGGACCTATACGAACGGATCAACAGCCGGAGGCCTAGTTATATATGACGACAAGTATGCCTACAGTAATCACAATACAGACCCGACAGGGCAGCAGCTATGTAACGCCTATGACCTTGTAAGAATACACAAGTGGCCAGACGATCCAGCAAGCACAGAACACATGCTCGAACTAATGGAACACGACGAGGGCACCCGGAAGCAGCTTATAGATGACAAGAAAGAACAGATTCATGAAGACTGGGACGACTTCAAGGACGACACCGCGAGGGGTTCGCAAGGAGTAGAAGACAGTAAAGAAGAAGTAAACGAGGACTGGCTGGATGCCATGGACATGGACAAGAAGGGAAACTTCAAGCCAACTACAGACAACATAGTCCGCATACTTTTAAATGATCCAAAGATTAAAAACGGAGTCGGAGGAAATGACCTGTTCGCACAGAAACCAGTCAAGAAGGGAAACCTGCCATGGTGGAACTACAACCCAAGCGACCCGACCTGGACGGATACGGACGACGCAAGCTTCAGATACTATCTAGAAAAGAAATACAACATTGTCGCAAAAGGAAAAGTAGACGACGCCATAGCCTATGTTCAGGAGAGAAACAGCTTTCACCCAGTAAGGGACTACCTGGACACACTAGAATGGGACGGCATACCAAGACTAGACACTCTATTTATAGACTATCTAGGAAGCGAGGACTCAGAGTACAGCAGAGCGGTCGCAAGGAAGGCTTTTACAGCAGCCGTGGCCAGAATCTACACACCAGGATGCAAAATGGACTATATGCCGGTACTCGTAGGACACCAGGGAATCGGAAAAAGCCACATGCTAAGCATCATGGGCGGTGATTGGTTCTCAGATTCAATCACAACAATTTCAGGGAAAGAAGGATACGAAGCCCTGCATGGATCGTGGGTTATTGAATGGTCCGAATTATCTGCAGCCAGAAAAGCTGATATCGAGTCCATGAAGCAATTTATAAGCAAAAGGGACGACCGATACAGAAAAGCATACGCAAGACGAGTTACTGATAATCCAAGACAGTGCGTGTTTTTCGGAACCACGAACGACGATGAGTTTTTAAGGGACTACACAGGAAACCGAAGATTCTGGCCAATCAACACAGATATATCAAAGGCGAAGAAAGTCGTGTTTGATGATCTACCAAAAGAACGTGATCAGATCTGGGCCGAAGCTAAGCAAAGATTCAAGGACGGAGAAAAGCTATTCCTTCAGGGCGAAGCTTTGACCGGAGCCGAGCTGATGCAAAAAGAGCACACGTTTACCAGTGTCCGAGAGGACATGGTCCGCGACTATCTAGATAGAAAGCTACCGCAAGATTGGTATGACATGGATCTTTATGCAAGAACCCAGTGGTTGGAAGACCCAAGAAACGAAGGCACGGAAGAACGTACAAGAGTATGCTTGCTTGAGATTTGGTGCGAGGTTTTGAATGGAGCCAAGAACAAATTCACAAAAACGGATCAGGTAGAACTCAAGGCAATCATGGAAAGCATAGGCTGGGTTCGTACTAAAAATCCGTTGAGATTCGGCGGGATTTACGGACGCCAGAAAGCTTATATACCTCCGCAAGATGCTTACGCTTATAAGTAATCAGCCTGACAACTATAAGTAATCAGCCTGACAACGTGACAACGGTAAACGAAAATTGAGACTGACAACGTGGCAAAGGTCGGCAACGGTTAAAATGATAGAGCGTTGCCGGGCTAAAACCGCATAAAATAAGGGCCTGGAATACTCCTGACAACGTGACAACTATAAATTAACTAACTTAATGAATATATAATATATATAGTGTAATACAGTATATGCGTATGTATATGCGCGCGAGAAAATATAGTATATATATAAAGTTTTCTGAACGTTGCCAGGACCAAAAATCAACTAGAAAAGGAGACACAGAAATGACTTATGAGGAGTTTTTGGAAAACTTTAGTGAAGCAAGAAAGGTAGAAACAGAAATGACAGTAAAAGTAAACGACAGCAAAAGATTTCATTTTTTGATGCATGAATTAGACGCAAGAGTCAACAACGAAACCATGGACCGATACGGAATCGAAAGGCAGAGCCTGGTCGCTATGGAAGAACTATCAGAACTGCAAAAGGCAATTTCTAAACTGGTACGCAATCCGGAAGAAAAAACAAAGCCCTTAGAGTTCAAAGGGCTAAGACATAACCTGATCGAAGAAATGGCGGATGTGATAATTTGCATGGATCAGCTAAAAGAGTATTACAATATCACTCACGCTGAAATTCAAATCAATATAGATTCGAAACAAGCAAGACAAAGAAGAAGACTAGAGGAGGAATAGAACATGAAAGAAAATAGAATGTATATCAAGTGCGACCGATGCGGAAAAGAAACATCAGTCGGAATCGAAAAGAGCAAGATCGAGAACGGAAAAACAATCGAAACCTGGAAAGGACTTCCAGATGGGTGGATCACAACAATTGACAACAAAGATTTGTGTCCAGACTGCGCCGAGCGGTACCGCGAACTTCAAAAGAAGTTCTTCCAGAAATGATAGAAAATCAAGTTGAACAATACCTGATCAAAAAGGTATCAGCACTAGGCGGTAAAGCCTGGAAGTTTGTAAGCCCAGGAAACGCAGGCGTGCCAGATAGACTGATCACATATAATTCAAAGGCTTTCTTTGTAGAAGTAAAAAGGCCAGGCGGTAAGCCTAGAGCCCTACAAAAAGCCACAGTAGCCCAAATACGGGCAACAGGTATGAAAGTATACTGCATCAGCACAAAGGCCCAGGTGGACGAATTAACAAATCTGATGCGGTCTGGAATCATACCGGAGGAGCGACACTTTGACAGAATTTAAACCTCATGACTATCAAAAGAAGGCTATCAACTTCGGACTGGATCATAAGAAGTGTGGCCTTCTTCTCCCTATGGGAGCCGGAAAGACTGTAACCACGCTAACGATTATCAGCCTTCTAAAACTAATCGACATAGAAAAGGTTCTAATCATAGGCCCTGTGCGCGTAATAAAAAGCACGTGGCCGGAAGAAATAGAAAAGTGGAGTCACACTAAGGACCTGAGCTATTCAATCATAGCAGGCACTCCAAAGCAACGTGAGAAGGCACTGCAACAAAAGGCAGACATCTATCTCATAGGCAAAGAGAACGTTACCTGGCTAGTAGACAATAAATACTTCGACTTTGACATGGTAGTGATTGATGAATTATCAACTTTCAAGAATCCAAAAAGCCAGAGGTTCAGAGCCCTAAGAAAAGTTATGCCACTAGTTGACAGATTTATAGGCCTAACCGGAACACCAGCCCCGAAAGGAATCCCGGACCTTTGGAGTCAGATATATTTGATTGACCAGGGAGAAAGATTAGGTCGAACGCTAACTCAGTTTCGAGAAAGATATCTAATTCCAGGAAGAAGAAACGGGATGATCATATATGATTGGAAGCCTAGACCAGACGCAGAGGAAAAGATATACAAGAAAATAGGTGACGTATGCATGAGTCTGGATCAGGCAGACTGTGCCAAACTTCCACCGGTTCAGTACTTAAAAAAATCAATCGAGCTACCTCAAAAAGCGATGACAGAATACCACGCTTTCAAACGTGAGAAGGTTCTGGAACTAGATAACAACGAATCACTGCTAGCAGCCAACGCTGGGGTGCTATGTGGTCAGCTGCTACAAATGACATCAGGAGAAATCTATAAACGTGATCAGCTAGGAAATAAGCTCGAAGAAGTAGCAACCCTTCATGCAGCTAAACTTGAGGCACTAGACGATTTGATTGAATCAGCGAATCAGAACCCGGTGATGGTGTTCTATTACTTCAAACACGAACTAAAACGAATCAAGGAACATCTAAAGAAACAGAAACTGGAAGTCCGCAGCCTTGATAACGAGGACGACGTTCGAGACTGGAACGATGGAAAGATAGACGTGCTGCTTTTGCATCCAGCCAGCGCCGGACATGGGCTTAACCTTCAGCGTGGTGGACATATCGCAATCTGGTACACACTTCCAAACTGGAATCTTGAACTGTATCAGCAGGCAAATGCCAGAATCTACAGACAAGGACAGAAACAAAACGTGACAATTTATCAGATCATAGCTAGAGGCACAGTAGACGAGGACATGCTGGATGCACTAGAACACAAGAACATAACACAAAAAGCCTTAATCGAAGCTTTAAGGAGGTAAAATATGACTTATGATGAATTAATCCCAGAACTAAAAACGGTGCGCTACTGCTGCCACCGTTTGATTGAATTGAATCAGGAATTGGAAGTACTAAACCACCAGACAACAGGCCTTGCAAAGTCTGGAGGAATCGAACTGACCGCAGAACAGAAAAAAAGCAAGTGGCCTATGCCGACATATCAGCATCAGTACCACAGCCCGCTCGGGCTATTTGAAGAGATATCAGCCAAAGAACAAGAACTGCACCACTTCCAGAAAAGACTGACAGACCTAAGATGGACAGAACTTCTAGACTTGCAAGACCAGAACATTTTATGGGATCTGTACATTCATAGAATCAAGGCTGAAGAAGTTGCTGAAAAATACGGATACACAAGACGAGGACTATATAAACATCTGATGGCGGAAGTAAAAAAGCTCACAAAAAGCTAAAGAGTTCCCACTGTGTACCACTTTAAAGTGGTATATTAGTACTTGTAAAAGAGGACCGGTAGAAAAGGGCCCTCTTTTCTTTTACCCGGAGCGTCCTCCTTTATAAAAAACGAGTGCTTTCCAGACAACGTCAACGACAAACATCTACTACGACAAATCATGGACATTAATTTTATTTTCTTTTCAGCGCTCCGGGTAATCATAGACAACAAAGAAGCCTTAGAAGCTAAACAGGATAGACCTCTCATTGGAGAGAACCCTGAGCTGCTAACGCTTCTTTTTTAATACAACAGAGGTGAACACACATGAACATTACAGACATAAGAACATGCGACCTGAAGCCTTACGAGAACAACCCACGACTCAACGAAGATGCCGTCGATTTAGTCGCAGCATCTATAGACGAGTTCGGATTCAAGCAACCAATTGTGGTGGATAAAGACCTGATCATCATTGCAGGACACACGAGATGGAAGGCAGCACAAAAGCTAGGCCTTGAGACTGTCCCATGCATCCAGGCCGACGATCTAACGCCAGCACAGGTGAAAGCCTACCGATTGGCAGACAACAAAGTCGCGGAAGCAGCACAATGGGACCTTGACGCTTTGCAGTTTGAACTGGAAGAGCTAGACAACATGGACTTTGATATGGAGCCTTTCGGATTTGAAACGGAAACATTCGACGAACAAATCGCGGAGGACGACAACTTCGAGCCAGAGATTCCGGAAGAGCCAACAACCAAAAGAGGACAATGCTGGATGCTAGGAAGGCACAGATTGATGGTCGGAGACAGTACCAAGCGCCAGGATGTAGAAAAGCTTTGCAGCGACGCTACCATGGATATGGTCGTAACTGATCCACCATATAACGTAGCCTTAGGGCAGCACATGAGACCAAGCGAAGCCAAACAGCTACACCGAAGAACCGACGGACTGGTCATTGATAACGACTCATGGGAAGACGACGAGGGTTTTATCGAGTTTTTAAAAGTAGCCTTTGAGAACATGACAGAACAGCTCAAGGCTGGCGGAGCCTTCTACATTTGGTATGCATCTACACAAAGTAAGAACTTCCTGGAAGCAGCAGAACGCGCAGGCCTAAACATCCGACAAACCTTGATCTGGAACAAGAACACATTCGCACTGGGTCGCCAGGACTACCAGTGGAAACATGAGCCATGCCTTTACGGATGGAAAGATGGCGCAGCCCATTACTTTGTCAACACTAGAAACCTTGTAACCGTACTCGAAGACACAGAGAACCTGGACATTGACAGCATGAAGAAGGACGAGCTTAAAGACCTTCTAAAATCAATTCTGGGGGGGGTGCAAGGACACAACGATTCTGGACGAGAAGAAGCCGACGAAATCCGATCTGCATCCAACCATGAAACCAATTCCACTGATTGCAAGACAGATCAAGAACAGCAGCCGAACTGGAGAAAACGTGCTGGACCTATTCGGAGGTTCAGGCTCCACGCTTATGGCTTGCGAACAGCTAGGACGGAGGTGCTTCACGATGGAGTATGATCCACACTATGCCGATGTAATTATCAAGCGCTGGGAAGATTACACCGGAGAACAGGCGGAGCTGATATCAGATGCCTGCTAAGGGATTAGCTGGACGTACAAAAAGCGAAGCGGCCAGACAGCGCAAAGACCCAATGCAAAACCTGAAGCCATTCACGAAAGAGAATGCTGCAGAGATGGGACGCAAGGGCGGAGCCGCAAGCCAGAAAGTCCAGAAAAAGAAAAAGAAGCTAAAACAATGCCTGGCCGCAATCCTAGAATTGGAGCCAAGCGAAAGAAACAAAGAGAAGCTGATCGACATGGGATTAGAAGATGACGAGCTCAGCAATCAAATGCTTTTAGCCGCAACCATGTTCAATAAAGCCACACGCGGAGACGTAAGGGCTGCAGAATTCATTCGAGACCTTACAGGACAGCAACCAGTCACAAGCCTAGACAGAGCTCGAACGAAGCTGATGAACGCACAAGCCGAACAGATCAAGAGACAAGGCGACCCTTCTAAAGAGATTACGAAACTGGATCTTTTATTGAAAGCTATGGACGCAGTAGCCGGAGACGATAGTGGAACTAACTGAGAAACAGAAAGAGTTCTGGAATCATAAACCGAGCCGCTGGAACATAAAAGAAGGGGCTACACGTAGCGGAAAGACGTGGCTGGACTATTACATCATCCCGAAACGGATTCGAGCTATAGAGGGCCTTCCAGGCCACGTGTTCCTCATAGGAAACACAAAGTCGACACTCGAAAGAAACGTTCTAGAACCCATGCGAGAACTGTATGGCCCAGAACTAGTTGGAAGAGTAAGACCAGACAACACGGTGCGACTATTCGGGCGTAACTGCTACGCGATAGGCGCAGACAAAGAAAGCCAGGTTACAAAGATACAAGGGGCCTCAGTAGCGTACTGCTACGGGGATGAAGTCGTAACCTGGAATAAGAAAGTATTTGACATGCTAAAGTCGCGTCTAGATAAACCGTATAGCTGCTTTGATGGAACATGCAACCCGGACAACAAGAACCATTGGTTTTTAAAATTTCTAGAATCAGGAGCCGACATCTTCCGACAGAAATACACGATTGAAGACAACCCGTTTCTGCCGCAGGAATTCGTGGAAAACTTGAAACTCGAATATCGAGGGACAGTCCTATACAACAGATACATACTAGGAGAATGGTGCAACGCGGAAGGGCTACTCTTTCCACAGTTTGCAGACAATCCAGACGAGTGGGAAGTCAAAGGAGAACTTCCGCTTTTTAACATGATCAACATAGGCCTGGACATAGGTGGAACACGTTCACACAGTAGCCTGATCGTAACGGGAATCACGGCAGACCTTTCTGAGATTGTAACCTTTGCAGAACGTAAAGTCGTACACGCTAAAGGGACTATAGACGCCGAAAGACTTTGCACAGAGACAGTCGACCTGATCAGAGCTTTATGGATTCAAGGCTTCGTGGTATCAAGCGTTTTTGTAGATAACGCAGAACAAGTCATTTTGAACAGTATACGAGTAGCCGTACAAAGGGCAGGCTTCCCAACCAATGTGATGGATTGCCGCAAGATAGACGGAAAGACAAGGATTCTGACCTACAACATGCTGCTGAACCGACACAAGATGAAGTTCCAGGCAGTACCTATGGTAGTCGAAAGTTTGAGCACAGCCCTATACGATACAAAATCGAAGGAAGACAAGATTCTGGATGATTTCACAACCGACGTCGATACATTCGACGCCCATTTTTACAGTTGGTCGACATTTATGGACCTGATCACAGGAAGGAGCACTTAAATGAAAGTTTTATTCACAATACTAAAGGACTTAGGATATCCTGTGAGCCAGGAAGTCCAAGACTATTACAATAAGATTCAATTCTGGAACGATTGGTGGAAAGGCTACGTTCAAGATTTTCATAAATACGAGATCAAGAACGAAAACGGAAACAGCAGACAAGTAAAACGTAAGCAAATGCGAATGGCTAAGAAAATCTGCGAAGACTGGGCCGATTTACTTTTGAATGATAAAACCAGAATCCTGGTAGAGTGTGATGACCACGGAACGAGCATCACACAAGAATTCTTGACCGGAGACAAAGAGGACCAGAACGGCGGGGTTTTAGGAAACAGCAAGTTCTGGAAGCTAGGAAACAAAGCGGTCGAGAGAGAATTCGCACAAGGGACCGTGTGCTTCTATCTGCAGCTTGTAAATCCAACAGTAAACAAAGGACAGCTGAGTGCCCAGAGCGTACAAATCAAAACTATCAAGGACGCGCAGAAAATCGTGCCATTGACCTATGACGAGGAAGATATCTCAGAAATTGCACTGGCTAGCGAGTATACACAAAACGGGGATCGTTTCATGTACATCCAGGTCTTCAAGCAAGAGCGAGAGTGCTACCAAATCTACAACCATTACTTCAAAATCAGCAATGTGGCAGGAGACGCTGTAGGCTATGAAAGAGTATCAGCGCCACACGGCGAAGCAATCAGTTACAAGCTGCCTTGTAAGCCTTTTGTTATTTTGAAGCCGAACATTGAAAACAACATAGCAGACGTACCATTAGGGATGTCGATCTACGCAAACGCAATCGACATGCTAGAAAGCTGCGACTTGGCATACGACAATCTATTCATGGATACCTTGCTAGGAAAGAAAAAGGTTTTCATGGATCAGGCATTATTTAGCATGCAGCCAACAGCCTACGCGCTAAACGATAAAGGTGAACGAGTACCAGTAAGGCAAGAGCCAGACGTCGGTGCAACTTTGGAGAAATCTTTATACGTAAGTACAGGAACACAAGTAAGTCCAGACAAACCTCGACTTTTTGAGGAATACAATCCCAGCCTTCGAGTTGACGAGAACAAAGAGAACGTTCAATTCAATCTAAATCTTTTATCAAGTAAATGCGGACTTGGGCAAAATAGATACCAGTTCAGCATCCAGAACATGACCACAGCAACACAGGTTCGAGCTAGCAATAAAGAGCTAACAGAAAGCGTCTGGAAGCAACGTATCGCAATCCAGGACGCCCTTACAGAGCTAACGAGATCGATTATCATCCTAGGCAAAGAGAAGTGCCATATATCAGGGCTTGATCCAGACGTTCGCATCACAATTCAATTTGATGACACTATGTTTTCAGATGAGGAAGCGGAGCGTCTAAGAATGCTTCAGGAAATCTCGGCCGGCATCCTACAGAAATGGGAATATCGCGTCCGATACTACGGAGAAGACGAAGAAACAGCCAGAGAGATGACCGGAGAAACAGAAAACCCAGCAGACAGAATTCAAAGTATGTTCTTCCAGCAAGAGGGAACACAAATCGAAGAGGGGCCAGAGGGTGAGGCCTAATGCTAGAACCGAACTACCTGCAGAACGTAGGTGACGACCTAGAAAAGCTATATCAGGAACTGGCCACAGAAATACTGGTGGACATAGCGGAGCGGATCAAGATGAATCAGGACGCTATGACAAGCACAGCGGAGTATTTAAACAACAAGCTAAAACAACTCGGGTTGCAGCAGGACTGGATTAACAAAAGACTAGCTGAAATACTTCACACTTCCGAAGAAGAAGTCGACCGGATCATGCAACAGAGCGCTTATAAAAGTATCCGCGATACCTTCGACAGACTAGAGGCTGGAGGATACGACACAAGCGGCTTAGAATTTTCAGATCAGATCAAAAAAGGAACATCAGCACTGTGGGGAGACATCCAGAACCTTACAAGGACCACAGCTCAACTGGCTAGCGACACTTTTATGAGATACTACGACATGGCTTATCTTCAGGTATCAAGCGGAGCTTACTCACTAGATCAAGCAACCGCAAACACAATAGACAAGCTATGCAGAGAAGGCCTAACAAAAGTATCCTACCCAAGCGGTGCTCAACGATCAATCGAGGCGGCCGTTCGATTGGCAGTACGAACCGCAGTAAATCAGAACGCCCTGGCTTGCGAGAAATCGGTCATTGATGAGCTAGATATAAATCTAGTACAGACAAGTGCCCACATGGGAGCCAGACCAAGCCACGCAGCCTGGCAAGGAAAAGTGTTCTGGGTAAACTATCCGGAAGGAAATTACGAGAACTTTTATGAGGCCACAGGATACGGAACAGGCGCAGGACTTGGTGGATGGAACTGTAGGCATTCATTTACTGCATACTTTCCAGGAATAAGCGAAGATTACAGCAAGCCTGTAAATCCAAGAGAAAATGACAGAATATATCAGATGGAGCAAAAGCAAAGGTCCTACGAAAGAAACATGAGAAAATGGGACAGAGAGCGACGTGTGAAGGCTGCAGCAGGGCTAGACACGACGAAAGAGGACTACTGGTATAAATACAACAAGATGAGACTGAAAGAGCTTGTGGACGCTTCTAACGGGTATTTGAAGCGAGATTACTCAGCCGAGAAGATAGGCGGAACAAAAGGCAGATCTTACAAGCCTGTGAGAATACCTGAGGGAAGACTTACTTATAGGGAAACACATAAAGAAGAAAGTAGAAGATCCATAGATGGAAAAACAACTATCGACAGAAAGTATATTAATTCTAATGAATACAGAAAAAAATTCGGATTCTTAGAAGAAGACAGAAAAACAGTAATAAGAGTAGCGAGAGAGTCCGTTAAAATTTTGGAACATAGACAAGGCACTTTAGGGGAAGACCTAGTTTATATAAATCCAAAAGACAATAAGGTTCTAAGAAATAGGAGCTCTCAAATTGAGCAAGAAACTTATGCAACGGAAAGAATGAAGAAAATTGTAACTGATAACCTCAGAGAAATTATCGCAATACATAACCACCCAAAAAGCGGTGTACCTAGTTTCAGCGATTTAAGTAATGCCAAGCGATATAAATATGGCTTAGTTGTTTGCCATAATGGCTTGATTTTTAAATACGAAACACAACCAGAAAAAATCTTGGATGAGCATGCTATAAACATGTATCTTGATACTTTAGAAAAAAGTATCTATAATGACAATAGAGAGATTTCTATTGATACAAAAGAGCTAAAAAGAGCTCAAAAAAGGCTAGAGAATGCAGGAATTAAATTGGAGGTAATAGCAAATGATTACACTTGAAAGCATTATCGAAAAGCTCGGGTTTGATCCTAGAGAAAAAGTACCAGAGGACCCAAATAAAGACGAATGGATTATTGATGACAGCAAACCCAACCCATTTAGTGTTTTAACAAGAGAGGAATCCAAATTTTTACTAGATAATGAAATTCTTTAAAATATAGAACACAACTAAACAAGGACAAGAACCGTGCTAGAAATGGCGCGGTTTTTATTATGCCCTAAGCACGGCATATAAAAGGCTTGAATACCCCTCGGCACGGGATATAAAAGGCCGGACTCGATACTGGAGTGAACCAGATATAAAAAACGCAGGAGGATAAAATGGAGTTTTTAAAAAAGATTTTAGGTGAAGAATTGTACGCACAAGTGGCTGCTAAATTAGAAGGAAACAATTCCGTTAAATTAGCAAACCTGGCCACAGGAGAGTACGTCTCGAAGTCAAAGTATGACGACGAACTGGCAGTGAAGGAAAAGCGCATTCAAGAACTAGCAGACACGATCAAAAACTTTGAAGGAGTAGACGTAAAGCAATTACAAGCCGACGTCGAGAACTGGAAGACTAAATACAGTCATGATCTAGAAAGCGCAAGACTTGAAAGTGCAATCAAACTAGCCATTGCGAAATCAGGAACACGTTCCGAAAAGGCGTTGATGGGAATGCTAGATAAGGACGCTATCAAGATTGACAAAGACGGAAAAATCACAGGCCTTGATGAACAGATCGAGGCAATCAAGAAGTCAGACGGCTTCTTATTTGAACCAGTAAAACCAGCTGAGCCGGAAGGTGGGTCCCAAGTCTTATTGGACGGAAGTCACAAGGGGAAACCTGGAAACAAACAAGAAGCGCCTAGCGATTTAGCTGGAGCAATTGAAGAATACTACAAAAACAAATAGGAGGACTAGAAAATGGCAATTACATTAGAGCAAGCAAAAGTTGGCTTAGCCAATCACGTAGACCAACAGGTTATTGATGAGTTTCGTAGAGACTCATTTATTTTAGACAGATTAGATTTCGATAATTCAGTATCACCAGGAACAGGCGGATCAACATTAACTTACGGCTATTTACAAATCAAAACGCCATCAGTAGCGGAAGGTCGTAAATTAAATAGCAATTACACTCCTGGAGAAGCGATTAAAACACAAAAATCCGTTAACTTAAAAATCTTCGGTGGTGCGTTTGAAGTGGATCGTGTTTTAGAAGGAACAGCCTCAAGCTCAGAGATTTCATTCCAGATGAAGGAGAAAATTAAGGCCGTAAAAAATAAAATTCATTATGACTTTATTAATGGGAAATCAACAGCTAAAGGGAACGCAGGAACTGACGCCACACCATTTGACGGATTGGATGTTTTAGTTACAGGAACTAACACTGAAGAAAAAAATGCTGCAGCACCATTCGACATGTCAACAGCCGCAAAAATCAAAGAAAACGCGGATGAATTCACATTCGCCTTGGATTCATGGCTAGGAAAATTTTCTGAGAAACCAGATGCTTTATTAGTAAACAGCAAGACAGCTACGATGTTGAAAACAGTAGCTAAGATTCAAGGCTACTACACACATTCAGAAAACAGCTTCGGGCAAGGAGTAGACAGCTATGACGGAATCCAGATTATCGACATGGGAGGGTATTTTGACGGAACAGATACAAAGCCGTGCGTACCTATTGACGCAAAAACAGGAACAACAAGCATCTATGCTGTAAAATTTGGATTAAATGCAGTTCACGCGGTAAGTCCAAAAGAAGGCCAGCTTATCACGACATACTTACCTGACTTAAGTGCTCCAGGAGCCGTTAAATTAGGCGAAGTTGAAATGGTCGCAGCAATCGTTTCAAAAGATACAACAAAAGCTGGTGTATTCCGTAATGTAAAAGTAGTTCCTGTCGCAGGATAAGGAGATAAAACATGATCCTAAGCTTTGAGGAATACAAAGCCTTAGGTGGAACGCTACTGGATGAAGTGGAGTACTCACAAATAGAACCAAGAACCGAAAGTCTTCTAGAATCCTACATTCGAGAGAAGATTCCATACTGGAAAGTTCAGGCTTTGAAAGACTACGACATGGACCTAAAAAAAGTAGTCCTATACCAGATTGACTTCATAGAAGCACATGGCGCCATGGATTGCTTCGTAGGTTCTAGCGATATGAACTTCACAGGCGCAACCACAAGCGGTTTCTCGTATTCCGTAGATAATGCAAAAACGATAAGGTTCCATGACATACCCTTGTCCAGCCTAGCAATATCAGAACTTGACTACCAATTACTCAAAGCAGGACTAGCCTGCCAGGCGGTATGGTGAAAAGCCCGAGATGGCTTAGGCCGCACACAATAAAAGTCATGAACATTCTAGGCGAAGAAAACCTGGAAGAAATTACGTCAACAGTAACGGTCCAGCACGTAAAGGTTTCCAAAACAAAAGCCCGGACTTATGGACAAACGGGTGCCAGTAATTCCGATACGATTCTCATAACGATAGACGTGAACGACTATAAGGCGGACAAAATTCTAGTTCCCCCTTCAGAATTTAAGACGCCAGACACTCAATTCACAATTAGAACCGGGGACCGTATCGAAGTACACGGCGACATTTACGAGATCACAAATGTGAATATCCTAAACCCCTTGAGAAATACGCCAGAATTCATAGAGGTAACATGTGAGTGAGTATCATCTAAAAGTTATAGTTGATATTCCGGTGGCACAGCTACAGGCCAGAGGAACGAAAGCGCTCCGCCGATCTAGATTGAAGCTAAAGCAGCTTATCGTTCAAGACACGAACAAAAACGTGCCTATCGGAAAAGGAACGCTGAGAACATCAGCTTTAAGATGGGCGGCACAGGATAACGATTGGATCATATGGGACACACCATACGCACACTTCCAACATACAGGAAGAGTGATGATCGGAACCCATAGTCACAGTCCATGGGCTAAACACGGAGAAACAAAAGTCTATACAACTCGAAATTTGAGCTATAGACAAGGAGGTTCGGAGTGGTGGCCTAAGACTTTGAAAGCCAGAAAGACTGCCTGGATGGAAGGCGCTAAAAAGTTTTTTAAGGAGGAATTCAGATGAGTGAAAAGAAGATCATAAAGCTGGAAGACGTAAAACAGATTGAAGACGGATTATACAATTTCTTTTCTTCAATCAATATCAACAACATACCGTGGTGCCTGGAGTATTTCAACGACTCCAAGCACACCGCTTTACTTTTCAAAAGTAGTGGCTACACGGAAGAAATAGAACACTATCTGGGTGGTGGCTACAGGGCTACTTACCCATTTGAAATTTATATTCAAGCAAGCAGAAAGGACACGAAAGCACGCCTGGACTTATCCAGAATCCTGTATGCACTAGTACAGGCACTTGCGGAAGAAGAGGCGCAAGGCTTCCCAAATCTCGTGCTAGACGAAGCAATACCGCAAGAGGTCGCACTCACAACGCTACCTTCAGACTACACGGGAGAAGAGGCCGCGCTTTCAACTTTCTACTGCTCTATGACATTAACCTACGAAAAGAAGGGAAGGTTTGAATGATGACAACAGAACTGCCTAATAGAGAACTAAAGGTCGAGGACAACCTACATTACGTCAAATTCACAGGCTCGGAAAGCTACGTTCTAGCCAACAAAGGATTGACAAACTGGGAGCAAGCCTTGAACGCTACAACAGATGATGGGGTGCAATATATCGGAGAAGCCGGAAGCCAAAGCCAGGTTACGGGTTACGCGCCTACAGTATCCTATGAGGGCCGAGCATATCCAGGGGACGCATTTAACTACTGGGTATACTTGCAAGGTAAAGAACAAAGAGTTGGTTCTACTTTTGAAGAGATCGAAGTGGAAACATGGAACGAGAAAACAGCCAAATCTGGAGACTTTGTAGCATATCAAAGAATTTACGAAGTGCAACCAGATAACCCAGGAAGCGGAGAGGCCGGAGGCAAACTAATGTGCTCTGGAACATTCGCACAACAAGGCGATCAGGTAAAGGGTACGTTTAACATTAAGACGAAAACATTTACCGCAGACAGCGCCACAGAGTAAAGCACTTAACAACATAAGGAGGACATCATGGAACTAAAGTTACAAAAGCAATTATTTAAAGATATCGAAATCGACGGACACAGATTCAGAGTCGATGTAAAGGACACTTCTAAGATCGAGGCCCTAGAAAATTGGGAAACAGAACAGAATTCTATTAGTAAATTTGGAAAAGAATCCTTAAAAGGCTGTCCGGCTTTGATTGACAAAATTCTAGGAGATGGAGCCTTTGAGACCTTATTCAAAGGATACGAAGAAAGCACAGCACAGCTTGAACTTTGCTTCACATTGTACAGCATCTTTCTGGATGAACTTTTAAAGGATCAGCAGGCAAAAGCTGCAGAAGAAGAAAAGAAGAATCTGGATAAAATCGACAAGTTTTGCGAGTCTATGGACAAATTTAACAGGACTATAGAATACGCGAACAAACGATATGGAGGAAGAAATGCTGTGGCTGGAGAGAGAAGACCTTCCGGAAAGCATAGACGCTAACGGAACGATTCTCCCTATCTATGCAGACTTTAGAACCTGGGTCCGAGTTGACAGCGTTATACAAGATAACGCAATACCAGAGGAACTGAAGCTGCCCGTTATTTGTGATCTAATAGGAATCAACCCGTTCGCTTTTAAAGGCGATCAGAAAGACCTATGGAATGCAATAATGGGCTTTTATTTTTGCGACAAAGAGCCTAAGGAATCTTATGCCAAGACAAACGGACGACAAGGCTATCGGTTCGAATACGATATGGACCTTATATATGCAGCGTTTAGGCAGCAATACAATATAAATCTTTTAGACGCTAAACTTCATTGGTTTGAATTTAAGGCGCTTTTTAACGCCCTAAGCGACGATACTATGATCATACGAGTTATTGGTTACAGAACCAGGGATACTTCAAATCTTAAAGAAGAAGAGAAGAGTCGTGCGCAGCGCCTAGAAAAGTATTACCGCCTGCCTGAGGACAAAGGACCAGAAAAGGAAAGAACACCGCAAGAAATAGAAGCAGAACTTCTGGCCAGATTAGAAACCTAGGAGGTTGAAAAATGGCATCAGGAGCTGATGGAACAATTAAAGTCAAACTAGGACTTGACGACAGCGAATACAAAAGCGGCCTTAGCGGAGCGCATAAAAGTGCGGAAACCTTCGCAGACAAAGTGAAGTCAACCTTCGTAGGCGCAACAGTATTCAAAGTCGCCAGCAAAGGTTGGGACTTAATATCTGGATCAATCGGAAAAGCAACCGCCCGATTAGATGCCATGCAAAAAGCTAAACAAGTTATAGGAGTTTTAGCAGGAAGCAGCAAAAAAGCTGCGAAGGTTGTAAACGAACTGAGTGACGCGGTATCCGATACGGCATACGGATTAGACACCGCCTCGAGTTCAACCCAAAAGCTGGCCACATCAGGGCTAGGCTTAGACAAATCTACTCGAATGGTAAAGGACATGATGGATGCCGTTTCTTTTTATGGAGACGGAACCAATGAAACCCTGGCCAATACAGTAGATGCAATCGCAAAGATGAATGCCAGTGGAAAAATATCTGCAGATCAATGGCAACGTTTAACAGACGCAGGAATTCCCGTTTTAAAGATTTTCGCAGAGAAGACGGGAAAGAGTATGGGAGAAGTTTCGGATGCTTTTTCTAAAGGCGAAATCAGTGCGCAAGAATTTAATGACACTTTAATGGATGCCCTAGAAAACGGAACGGAATCCTTTCCAGCCGTAGCCGGAAAAGCTAAGGAAATGGCCGGAAGTTTTGCAACTAGCTTTTCAAATATGTCAGCACGTATCGCAATCGGTATAGCTAACATTATCGAGGCTTTAAACAACTTTTTAACAGATAGTGGTTTACCAAATATTCAAGGGATGATTGCTGGCTTTGGATCAGTAATCAGAAACGTCCTGAATTGGATTGCCGCAGAACTACCGAAAGCACTGAATGCAGTTAAGGATTTCTTCGCGCCAACAGCGGAAGCAATCAAAGCTGCAGCTGAAAAGATTCAAGAAGCCTGGAACAAAGTAAAAGACACAGTCAAAGAAAAACTAGACCCAGGAGACTCACTGAACTTTATCAAAGATGCACTAGACAGAATCAAAGAAATTCTACCTCAGATCGTAGAGAAAGTCGGAGAGTTTGTCGCAGCGTTTATTGAGAAGCTTCCAGACATTATAGACAAAGTACAAACTGTAGCAGATAAGATTCAGAAACTAATGCCTTTAATTGCAGCTGTAGCCGGAGCCTTTGCCACATGGAAGGGAATCAAAGCTGTTAGCGATATAGCTAAAACAGTCGGTGATGCAGGAAAGAAGATCAAGACATTCGGACATTTAGTATCACAAGGTTCTGGATTGATTGATGGCCTAGCCTACGCCGCATCATCAGGAACGGGCGTGATTGCTAGTATGGCCGAAGCCTTTACACTAGCCGGCGGAGGACTAGAAGGACTAAGCGCAGCACTTGCTGTGATTGGTGGACCTATCACATTGGTGATTGTAGCTATCGGAGCACTAGTAGCAGCGTTCGTATATCTTTGGAATACAAGCGACAGCTTCAGAGAATTCTGGATCAATCTATGGGATGGCATAAAAGAAACTACAGGCCAAGTTATAGATGGAATCGTAAACTTCTTCACAGTAACAATACCGCAGGCATGCCAAAGTTTCGTGGACGCAGCACAGAACCTGGCTACACAAGTAGTTCAATTCTTTACGGTTACCATTCCAAACGGCGTACAAACGCTTGTGACGAACATTCAAACGTTTTTCGGTACAACGATACCTTACTGGATCGGATACGCCGTAGGATACATTCTAGGAAAGTTCGTAGAGTGGGGTCTAAGACTTGTACAATTCGCGACGCAAGACATTCCGCAGTTTATATCGAAAGTAGTGGATTGGTTTAAACAACTACCAGACAAGATTTGGACATGGCTACTAAACACGATCAACAAAACAGCCGAATGGGTAAGTCAGATGATCCAGAAAGCGATTCAGGCAGGGCGTGACTTTGTATCAAACGCAATCAACTTTATTTCACAATTACCTGGTAAAGTATGGGGCTGGCTATCAAATACAATCAGCAATGCCGCAAGTTTTGCAAGTCAGTTTGTACAGCAAGCAATTCAAGCAGGACAGAATTTCTTTAATGGAATTGTAAACAAGGTAAGAGGAATACCTGGACAAATGATTTCAATTGGATCTGATATCGTAGGCGGAATTAGAAGAGGTATAAGCGGAGCCTGGGGATCTTTGACCGGGTGGCTAAGCAACATGGCTAAGGGCTTAATTGACGGCGTAAAGTCAGCGCTAGGAATCGGGTCGCCTTCAAGACTATTCGCAGATCGTATTGGTAAATGGATTCCGGCCGGAATCACTCTAGGTGTAGAAAGAGCTATGCCAAAGGCTAAGGCCTTTATGGGACGCATGTCTAGCGATTTACTAGAAGCGACTAACATGGACAGCCTAACTTCAAGATTGGCCCTAGAAGGCAATCCTGGAGCCCTAGGAAGCGGCTTAGGCAATACAGTCGTTTATCAAGTAGATCAGACTATCAACTCTGCAAAAGAGCTAAGACCTAGTGAAATCGCGCAAGAAACAGAAAGAATGGTTAGGAGGTTAGCATGGGCGTAACAGTAATATACACAAACAGCCTGGGGAAATCCGTTGAGTTTTCCGAGGCCTCAGGCATCCGACTAACAACACTAGACGGAATCTCTAAAAATGAGATCACTTTATCAGAATCAAGCGTTTCAAATCAAATAGGGACAACGGTGTCCGGGGCTTCTATTGAGCCCAAGGACATCACCCTAGAGGGGCGCTTTAAATACAACGCAGACACTAGAAAAAAACTTCTAGCTGTAATCCTTCCTGGAGTATCAGCAACACTGCGTTATATCAACACAAGAGCTGGGGTCGACGTATACTGGAAGGTTGAACCTAAAACGACGCCAATCATCACACTCAATGAAACCTGGCAAAAATTCCAGATTGTATTGAGGGCTCCATTCCCATACGCAAGACGTGCAAAGGAAACAAAGGTGACCTTCCAGAGATTGAGGTCGCTCTTTAAGTTTCCTCGCTCTTTTTCAAGTACAGAGCCCTGGAAAATATCAGAAAAAATTCTAAGTCCACTGGTAACAGTCGACTATAAGGGGAGTATAAATACCGGTTTTCTTTTGACAATGAAAGCAGAGGCAAGAGTGAAGAATCCGAAAATTCTAAACGTGTTCACTCAGGAACACATATCCTTCGGACAAGTAGCAGACTTAGAAATGAATATAGGGGACGTGCTAGAAATAAGTACTTTTGCAAACGAGCAATACTGCCACTTGATACGAAACGGAGAAGTAGAAAACATTTTCTGGATGACAGATTATGATTCCGAGTTTTTTCAGATTCAACCCGGAGAAAACGTACTGAATTATACAGCAGAGGAAAACCCCGGAAGTCTGGATGCACTTCTACGGTTTGAAGAAGTACTGGCGGGGGTATAGATATGCACTATTATGTTTACGACAGAGAAGGAAAAAGACAAGGACCGCTCCAGAACATAACCAGCGTACAATGGAACCCAAAATACTATGAAACAGGAAAAGCCGAGATTCATGTGGAATATACGGACTTCAATACAAAGTATCTACAGAAATGGAACCGAATCGTTTGCAAGGAAAGAAACGAGATTCTTTTTATAGAATCCGTAGAAAGACTCGCAAAAGAAATTGTGGTCCTTGGGCATATGGACAATTTGGAGGACCGTATAAACCTTTATACTTTGACCGTTCGAAACGTGGAACAATCACTGCTCGGTAATTTTGAAAAGAACAAGCGCGGATTGGATATAGTAATCGGAGAGAATACAGGCCTTCCTGGAAAACTTGAGAACGCATCCGACACAACATACGACACGCTCAGGACCATGGCTCAGAAATACTGCCAGCTAGTAGGCTACGGATACAGAGAAGTTCTAAAAGGGACTACACTGAATTACTTCGAAATCTACACAGGATCAACAAAGAACAAGCTGAGGTTTTCAGATAGACTTGGAAACCTAATCTCACAGACTTTTATCGAGGATATATCAGGATATAAAAACTACGCTTACGTGTATGGCGAAGAATCTGGATCAGGACGAAAAAATGTGATCGTAGATCTTCGAACAAAAGAAGAGCCAAGGATGGAGCTATATGTGGATGCCCGAGATTTACAGTCTACATATAAGGATGCCTCAGGCAACGAGCAAACCTATACGGAAGAAGAATATAACAACATGCTAAAAGAGAGGGGCCTCAATAAGTTAGCAGAGGCTAGAAAATGCTCTTCTAAATTTGAATTTGAAATTGATGCGGACGACAAGAAGGCCGTCCTTCAAAAGGATTTTGACCTAGGAGACGTGATACCGTGTCTAAGCTTTAAATTCAATTTATTTACGTTTGCAAGAATATCAGGCCTTAAGTTTGTAGAAGAAAGCAATTTACAGACGCAGGTCACTCTTGAACTAGAACTTATAGAGATTCAAGAAAGCGCAACAAAAATGAAAGGAGGGGGCTCATGACAGCATACCCTTTAGACAATACGGAATATCTGGCAGAAGATCTGCGGATGTTCCATGCCGGGAGAACACCTGGCCTTTTTAATATCACCGGTGAAGACTTCAAAGTAAAAATCGCCGGCGGTATGAATATATCAGTCAGTAACGGGCTCGCCTTTTTGAAGACATCCAGCGACGGAATAGGTGGCATCGTTTACTCGCCTAAAGACGAAACTACTCTGACAGCTACCGTTGCTACGAACTACACTAGATACGACTACGTGGCCATTCGATATGATAAGATCAGCAATTCATGCAGTCTTGTATATCAGGAAGGAACGCAGTCAATGCCTACGCCTATTCGAAATCTAGAACAATACGAGCTGATCCTTGCGATTGTAGTTTTAAAGGCATCAGCTGGAGAAATCACGCCAGAAATGATTCAAGACGTAAGACTTGACGAAAACTATTGCGGACTAACGGTTGATACTTTAACGCGAGTGCCAACACAAGAACTATACGATCAATTCCAAAGTTTCTATGAAAGAATCCAGAAAGAAAATGAGGACACTCAATACGCCAACGGCGAGAAATTCAGAAAATGGTTTGAGTCTTTAGAAGAAACACTTCAGGGTGAAGTCGCAACGGCACTAGCTGGCCGCATTCTAAAACTTGAAAGTATGCTTCTGGACAATCACATTTATACAGAGCTTCAAGTTGACGTGGACAACACTCTAACCGACGAAGAGGGCACAAATATATTTGCGGACTGGAAATATAAAGTCAAGGAGGAATAAAGAATGGGAAAACAAGTAACAGAATTAGATACATTGCCTAGTTTCACGGATACAAGTTTATTACCCGTGCACAATGGCGCAGGATTAAAAAAAGGATCACTATCTCAATTGGCAAATTATTTAGGAACTAAATTCAGTAATCCAAATTTATTGATTAATCCGAATTTTAAGATAAATCAAAGAGGGCAAGCGACATATGAAACAAGTGGTGCAAGCCAAATTTATTCTGTGGATAGATGGAGACTTGGAAAAGGAAAAGTAACTGTAAATTCAGATGGCACTGTAACTGTAACTGCTACAGGTGGAACGACTAATGAAGAAGGATACTATCAACAACAATTAGAGAATGCAATTAGTGGCGATTATACAGTATCGATGGAAGTTATAAGCGTTTCGGGAGCGGTAAGAATCGCAATCGACGGAGCATGGCAGAATGTAAAGAGTGGCTTAAACGTATTTCATGGAATAACCGGAACAGGTGCAGTAGGCTTACAATTAGCTAATGGAGCTAGTATCACGCTAAAATGGGTAAAACTAGAACAAGGCTCAATTGCTACCCCGTTTGTAGCTCCGAATCCGACAGAGGAATTGATGAAGTGTAAAAGATTCTTTTATAAAGCACCTAAGGTTCTTTTAGCGTATGGCATAAATACTGGTTTATATATAAGGTCAACAGAAGTGATGAACATGCGTGGTGGAGGAACGGTAGTTATTGTAGGTGCCGGCGATGACAACATTCTAAGGTATGAGGGAAATGCTAAAGAGATACATTTTGATGAATCGAAGTGCACTGCTTCTAGAACAGAAGGCTATATCAAAGTTACCTTAAGTCCAAGCAACAATTTAACAAACTCAAAAGTTGTAGCTTTAGATTTAAATAGTGTTGCAATTACAATTGACGCAGAAATCTATTAGGAGGAAGCTATGGAGAACGAATATAAAGTATACGTATCCTTACAAGATGGATACATCACATCTATTAATTCAGAAATCTTTTTATCACAAGAAGAAATGGACTCAATGACAGAAATTGACCAAGGGCAAGGAGATAAATACTCTCATGCTCAAAGCCAATATCTAGAAAAAGGATTAGTTGATAAGCAAGGTCGATATAACTACAAATATGTAGCCGGTAAAGTTGTAGAAGTCGCGGAAGGAGAAAAGCCAACAATTAAAGAACCGGAGCAACAGGCAACCGCACAGGATAAAATTGAAGCACAGGTCATGTACACGGCCATGATGACAGATACACTTCTAGAAGAAAGCGAGGCTTAATCTATGTTTGAAAAAATCAAAAGATTTTATGATCTAAAACTATATACAGATAAGCAGGTAAGAAAGTTCTGTGAAAAAGGATTCATTACAGCTGATCAATATAAAGAAATCACCGGAGAAACATACTAACACTGGAAATAAGAAGGAGCTAAAAAGCTTCTTCTTTTTCATAAATAGAAGGAGGTCCAGAATATGAGAAAAGGACAAAAACTTACAAAAGGCGGATATCAGCTTTTAGGCTTTCCAATGGAGTACATGAATGTAACTCAAGGAAACAACGTAGGAACACACCTAGGAACTAACGCCCTAGACAACGCAGGAAAGGACACAGGAATTGACGAAACAATTGCACCGTGCGATTGCCACCTAGTAGCCTACGACTCGGCAAGAAACGGAAATGCTGTATTCCTAGAATCAGACAAGAAAGTTCTATTCAGAGACGGAACGATCGACTTTGCCACATTTATGTTTATTCACGACAACTATATCGAGGATATCAAGAAAGTAAAATATTTCAAACAAGGTGACACTTTCGGAGACGAAGGGACAACGGGATACGCTACAGGAAACCATAGCCACATGGAAGTCGCAAAAGGTAAATTTACGCACTGCTATGACCGCAACGCGCAAGGCACTTATCACCTTCCTAACAACGTGTCCGCAGATTTAGCATTTGTAACGGATGGAACTGTGATTTTAAATAAAGGATCATTCGCAAACTGGACAGATTCAAGTCATGTGCCATTCAATCAGGGAGGCCAGGCTTCTACTGGATCAGAATCCGTGCTAAACGGTATCCCTTCAGACTTTGTACACGAAAAGGCTACGTTCTATCCGGATTGCACAATCAAGATCAGACGCGCGCCAAGCCTAAAGGGACAAGATACAGGCCTAACATATATCAAAGGGCAGCATGTAAACTATGACGGATACGTTCGTCGAGAAGGATACGTATGGATCAGCTGGATTGGTGGCAACGGAACACGACGCTGGATGGCCGCTGGAGAACTAAACTCGGCAGGAGTAAACGAAAAGCCATACGGAACATTTAAATAGAAAGGATCAGCAATAGAACACAATGAATCGAAGAATAAATAGAAGATACCAGACACCTCTACGCCCAGACTTTGCACATTTTCTAATTGAGGAACAAGGACTGAGCGACAAACAGAAAAAAGTTGTATACCAGCTAAGGAGCAAAACGCAAGACTCGCAATGGCACTACCAGGACGCAGGCATGTCAAAAGATGAATTCGAAGAAACCGTCAAAGATTTAAATGACTACTACTGGGCCCTTTTGGTTGATATGGCCTTCGGATTTTACAAGCTAAAGAAGGACAAAAGAGGGACGGTTCCAGACATGAAAATATAAGAGAATATAGGTGAAAAGAGGTAGAACACAATGAACACACCATACTTTAATAATTTCATGCCGCAGCCGGGGCAGTTCGGGATGCCGCAGATGCAGGCACCAACTCAACAAATGAACCAGATTCAGTTTGTAAACGGAATCGAAAGTGCTAAAGCTTTCACTCTAGGACCGAACCAGTCCGTGATTTTAATGGACAGTAACAAGCCTATTTTTTATCAGAAACAAGCAGACGCAAGTGGCTTCTGTACGATCAAGGCTTATAGTTTCCAGGAAGTGAAAGAAGATCAACCGGAAGACAAGTACCTAACGAAGGCAGAATTCAAGGAATGGCTTTCAAAGGTAGAACAGAACGCGAGAGGAGGCAACCGTCATGAATCCACTACTTCAAAATAGACCAGGAGGAAACGGAAATATGCTGCAACAATTTCAGCAATTTAAAAAGATGCTAGGGACGCAGAACCCGCAGCAACTTCTAAACGAGCTGATGGCCTCCGGAAAATTTACGCAGGCTCAACTGGATCAAGCCAAACAAATGGCGGAACAGTTCAAGGGCTTTCTAAAATAGGATTTTGCAAAATCAAGATAGATAAGAAAGGAGAACACACATGGACAACTTATCATTATCTGATATCGCTTCTGTAACTGGAAACAAGGATGGATTTCTAGAAGGAAACGGAATTATCATTCTAATTTTATTCTTTTTGATTTTTGGATTTGGTGGCGGCGGAGCCTGGGGAAACAACCAGCAGGGCACACAAGCAGAGGTTCAGCGCGGATTTGATACACAAGCTATTATTAGCAAGCTAGACGGAATCACAAACGGAATCTGCTCAAACGCATACGAAAACGCGCAGCTAATCAACCAGATGAACGTGAACCAAATGCAAAACGCAAACACAACGCAGATGGCCATGATGAATGGCTTCAACGGTGTAAATAGTTCTTTATGCCAAGGTTTTGGAGGAGTACAGGAAAGCATTAACAACCTATCTCACCAGATGGAACAATGCTGCTGCAACTTAAAGACTCAAATGATGCAAGACAAATATGATGCCTTGAAAACTCAATATGATCAAAGCTTGCAGGCAATTTCAAACAGCGTACAAACTCATAACATCTTGAGCCAATTAGGACGATATTACACAAATCCGCCTTACTACCCACAATACGGAACTTACTACCCAGCAGGCGCTACAGTAGCCTAGAGGTATAAAGATGATCCAAGTCGTCAACACGACAAGCGCAACACTAGCAGCAGGAGCAACGATCCCACCTGGAACAGTTCGGGCTCGGACAAACAACAGAGTCAATCTAAACGGAAACGCTCTGGAGATCGTAAAACCTGGAACGTATAAAGTGGATGGAAACTTCGTGATTTCAGCAACCGCAGCGGGAACAAATCAAGTGCAACTTTACGCCAACGGGACAGCAGTCCCGGGAGCCCTAGCACAAGTAACAACAACCGCAGTAGACAACGTGATCACTCTTCCAGTATCTGCTGTCATCCAGGCAGCACCAGCTGCACCAGGAAACAAGGTCGCTCTAACGTGGGTTACATCAGCAGCCGGAACTCTGATCAACGCATCAGAAACGGTTTCTAGAATAGTATAGGTGATTGAAGGCATGCCAGAGGCGTGCCCTTTTTAGTAGGAGGTAACGAGGATGAGTAGACTTACAAACAAAGCATGGTGGGAAGCAGCAGGAGTTCGAGCAATCAAGACAATGGCTCAAACGGCGCTAGCCTCTATCACCGTAGGCGCAGCCGTTCCGGACGTAAACTGGATGTACGCAGCAAGCACAACGGTCGTGGCAGGCGTATGCTCGATTCTAACAAGCCTAGCAGGCTTGCCAGAAGTAAACGAGGATGAATAATGACTGATACAATTCTGGTTGCGATCATATCCGGACTTTGCGTCGGAGTACCTTCAGTCTTAGCAACATGGACCAGCAACTCCAAACATTCAGCATTGCTGGATTACAAGGTAGAACAGATGGACAAAAAGGTCGACAGCCTAGCGAAAAAACTCGAAAGCCATAACGAGCTGGAGAAGGAAGTGGCTACACTAAAGGAACAGGTAAAAGACCTATCGGAACGGATCAAGGGAATGCTTGAAAAATAGCGTTCCCTTCTTTTTTTATTTTCTGCTTTATTTATCGTTTTTTTTGCTTGCTTTATGTAATGTAATACATTATAATGCGAGTGTAAAAAGAAAGAGAGATAGAACACAATGACAAACACAGAATGCATCGAAACACTAGAAACTAGAATTCAAAACTGGATTGAAGAACAAACAAGAATCGCAAAGGAAATTCAATACGAACTAAACGCAATCGAAAGAGAAGAAAGAGACATTGACTTCGGAAAAATCAGAAAATTAGCTTACGAAGCAGACGTATATGAAACATTGATTCAAGAATCACAACGCCAAATTAGAACACTACAGGAGGAAGCTTAATATGACTAGAGAAGAAGCAGCAATGAGACTAAAGGAAGAAGTGCTGGATCAATTGTATTACGATAGACACATGATGACTCTAAAAGAAATAGAAAGCTGGCTATACAAGCACAATTGCGATGAAGACGCCTTGGACGTAATCATGGAAATAATAGAGGAATAGAACATGGATGCTATTACAAAAGATTTATTGAATCGTAGAAAAAAGGAAATAGAGTGGATACAAGGTACATACAAAGAAGCCATAGCGGAAGCTGTAAACATTCTAAACAATGAACCTGAAGAAGAAGACTGGGACACAGTTCGAGAAGCAGTAGACACAGCACAAAGAGCCCTCGAGAATATCGAGGGGTTACAAGAAGAAGTTGAAAAGATTAAGATGCTAAATATATAATAAAAAATATAGGAGATGGAACACATGGGAATTGGAAAGAACGTAAAAGCACTAGCAAAAGCCAAGGGACTCAACCTTATCGAGTTATCTGAAAAAAGCGGAGTGCCAGTAAACACCATTTACACATTAACGCAGGTGGACCCGAAAAACGCCACAACGCGCACTCTTGATAAACTAGCAAAGGCTCTGGAAGTTCACCCTGAGACGTTGCGCACCGGTAAAGAATATGTATCGGAAAGCGACAAAAGATTAAAAAGAATCAAGGCTTTAGAAAAAGAAAGCAAGCTAACAAAATTAATTCTGGATATAATAAAGACACTAAGTACACCAGAGGACATAGACTGGGCGCACATAGAAGACCTGGTGATAGAAGCCGAGCGATTAGACAACGGAATAAAGGAGGAGAAGTAAGATGGCCGTATCAGAGGCAAGAAAAAGAGCAAATCAAAAGTGGAGCGATAAGACATACAAGATCAAGACCTTCAGGCTTCATCTAAAACATGACGCAGACATTCTGGAATACCTAGACACAAAAGAGAGCGTCAATAGATACCTGAAAGATCTGATCAGAGAAGACATAGAAAGACAAAAGAAAGAGGCCGAGTAGGCCCCTTTTTTGTGATGTGATTTTGATGTATAGAAGCTAAAAGTTTTAGAATCAAGAAAGAACAGTAAGCAACAAAAGCAGTCAAAACGAATATAAATAAAACAAAATGAGACATAAGGAAGCCTAAGCATTAAAGGTTTAACGTGGAGGTGTTTTTTTT